TTCAAGAAATGGATGATTCATCTGTTGAAGAAGAAGTAGTCAACGAAGCTCCTAAAGAAGATTCTAAAGACGAAGCTATCGAAGAAGCTCCTAAAAAGGACGACGACACGATGGAAGAAGCTAAAGACGAGGACATGGACGAAGGAAAAAAAGACGACGACATGGACGAAGCTAAACACGAAGATTCTAAAGACGAAGCAATTGAAGAAGACCTAACAGAGGTAGAACCAGTAGAAGCTGCTGACGACATGGAAGCTGAGGATGATTCAGAAGAATCTGAAGACGAAGCTGAACACGACGGAGAAGAAGAAGTAGAAGCTATTGACGGTGACGAAGATATTAGTAAATTATCTGTTGACCAATTCAAAGACATGATCAGAGACATTATTGCTCAAGAAGTAGGCGGAGACGCTGAAATGGGAGCTGATATGGATGCTGGTGATATCGAAGGAATGGGAGATGAAGAAGGTGCTATTGACGCTGAACCAGACATGGATGCTATGGACGCTCCTGAAGGAGAAGAAGAAATCGATCTTGACGAATTACTTAGAGAACTAGAAGCTACAGAAGTAGAAGAAGGTAAACATGAGGACGACGACAAGAAGATGGAAGAAGGTGAAGACAAAAAAGACGAGACCGTTGAAGAAGATGTAACTGGTAACAGTACAGCTAATCAAGAGTCTGCTGATCATTCAGCTGAGGGTACTAACATTAACAAAACTGTTAATGAAGAATCTACAGATGATAAATCAGATTTAGAACAAGCAATGGAAACTATCGAAACTCTTAAATCAGAGTTAAACGAAGTAAACATTCTTAATTCTAAACTTCTTTATGTTAACAAAATCTTCAAAGCAAACAACTTATCAGAATCACAGAAAGTAAACATTATTGCTGCTTTCGACAAAGCTGAGACAGTTAAAGAAGTTAAATTAGTTTTTGAAACAGTTAGCGAAAATGTTGTTACTAAAAAAGAAACAACTAGCATTAAAGAGCACAAAGGATCTGCATCTAAAGCAACTGGAGTTACTGCAAGTAAGCCAGAAGTAATAGCTGAAGTATCTAGCGCTGTTCTTAGAATGCAGAAGTTAGCTGGTATTATTAAATAACAAAATTAAAATTTTAAAAATTCAATCAAATGGAATTAAATCAATTATTAGAAAGCTCTAACACTTTCAAAAGCGTACAAGCAGATGCTGCTCGTTTAGCTGAGAAATGGAGCGCTTCTGGTTTGTTGGAAGGTATCTCTGATGAAAAGCACGCTGGTAACATGGCTGTTATTCTTGAGAACCAAGCTAAACAAATCGTAGCAGAAGCAAACGCAACTCAAGCAGGAGGTTCAGGCTTCACTGCTGGCCAAGGTGAAAACTGGGCTGGTGTTGCTCTACCACTTGTAAGAAAAGTATTCGCTCAAATCGTAGCGCAAGACTTTGTAAGTGTACAACCAATGAACTTGCCTTCTGGGCTAGTATTCTACTTAGACTTTAAGTACGGTACTGCTGTAAACGGAAGAGCAGATGGCGAAAACATGTACGGTAACGTAACTGATGGAGCTAACAAAATGGGAGAAGATGTAGACGTATCTGGCGGTCTTTATGGCGCTGGTCAATTCGGATACACTATCAACCAAGTAACTGGAACTGAAGCTGCTGCAACAGTACAAGCTGCCTTATTGAAAGATGTAGGCTTTGACGCTGGATTAACATTAGCAGATTACGAAGCGGTATTAGTACCTCTTTCTTCTATCCCAGCTTACGATGCAGAAGGAATTAGAGCTTTTGAGTTCAATTCAAATTCTGGTTCAGCTGTACTACACAAGCAATTTACTAAAATTTCTGGGTCTAACCTAGTATTAGTACAATCTGCAGCAGGTGGTGTTAACAACGGAGCTAACGTACAGTTAGTATACCACAAGCAACCAACTGATAACACAAGAGGTGACTTCGAAGCAGATTCTACTGCAGCTGTTGATACTTCAATCAGTATTCCTGAAATCGACGTTAAATTGCAATCTGAGGCTATCGTTGCTAAGACAAGAAAGCTAAAGGCGCAATGGACACCAGAATTCGCACAAGACCTTAACGCATATCACTCAATCGATGCAGAAGCAGAATTGACTTCACTATTAAGTGAGTACATTTCTATGGAAATCGATCTTGAGATCCTTGATATGTTGATTAAAGGTGCTGTGACTACTGAAAGATGGTCTGTAGAAAACAACAAGAACTTTACAGCGGGCGCATGGTCTTCTGCATCTTCTGATTTCTACAATACTCAAGGACAATGGTTCCAAACTTTAGGAACTAAAATCCAAAAAGTATCTAACAAGATTCACCAAAAAACTCT